CGAAAGAAGTCACTCATGCGAGTGACTTCTTTTTTTATTGTTTTGGAGGAAGGGATATAGTGCAGGCTATCCTTTTTGGTTGGATAAGATATATTGGTTCATATTTCGTTACGATCCGGTGAATTGAATTCAGTGGGGCAGTTGGAAGTACGTCACAAACAGATCGGATATCCAAATCAAGAATTTCTGAGTTTATTCAACAGGATGTTCTATGAAAATTCTCGTATTTTATGTTGACAAACAGTACTTCAATATGGTAATATTATTCTTGCGTTTGAGAGTTAGACGTGAACTCATTATCCGGAGAGATGGCCGAGCGGTTGAAGGCACCGGTCTTGAAAACCGGCGATGTGAAAGCATCCGTGGGTTCGAATCCCACTCTCTCCGCCAACTGAATTTTTCCATCGACCTGCGGAAGTACCCAAGAGGCCGAAGGGGCTCCCCTGCTAAGGGAGTAGGGCGTGTAAAAAGCGCCGCGGAGGTTCAAATCCTCTCTTCCGCGCCAAGAAAAGCAAGAGAAAACATTGCGTTTTCCCTTGCTTTTTATCTTATCTCGCTTTGTTTTGTTATAAAAAGTTGCATTCTTACTTTTGGCAAGATGTCTTTACCCCTAAGTTTACCCCAATTAGATTTTTTCTCTAAAATAGAAATAGGATGTACATAGTTTTTTCATGTACACCCTATTTCCACTTATCTAAGCTATCGCCATCATGCATTAGGAATAGATAAGTTCTCGAATTTTTTTGCTGTTAAAGTCAATTGGAATCGGAACTCTTATAGCAGAAAGACTACCATTTTCAAATTTCTTTTTAAATGAATATATTGCTACGCCCGTTACCGAATCCGTTTCTATATTGTGATAGGTGGCAAAGTTGCTATCCTCTTCTACGTATGAGTGTCCTGTAAAGGGCAGCCGAGCATAAAGTATATCAAATTGCTTGTCATAAGCGAGGTTTAACATACTTAAGACTCCCTTCATCAATATTTCCAGATATATGCCTTGACAAAAACGCTGTAGAAACTTCTCCGGTCTCTTCATTATCATACATGGAGACTGCGACTTTAATGAATAGACTCGGATATTGAATACACCCTTTTTTGAAGTATACATCACTATCAGGAAATGAACTCCCGTATATTACATCAGGAGTTTCTATCGTTTGCTGAATTTCATTAGGCGTAAATTCTGGATGTGCCTGGTGTTGATCATCATTGCTAATGATATGGGTATAATACCGATTTTTTGAAAGACTCACAATCTTCCCACGAGGATCTTTCACGCAAAAGAGTTTATCATCAGTATCGTTCATAATGATTACTCCTGCGTTTCAGTTACAGAAACTACGGAATTCATATCCACAACTGTGCCAAAATTTTTCTCATAATCTGACACGGCGGCCATCAATTTTTTAGCTAAGTCCTTCGCCAGAGGAACGGAAAGAATAATGCGATGTTCAATCTGTGGAGTTGTGCCGATAATTTTACCATCTGGTCCTGGAGTTGGCTGCGTCAGTGCAAAATCAATCTTCAAATCGGTTAGACTTCCCATAATTGCAAATGCATCTGCGTATGTACAATTGTCCATAATAAGACCTCCTCATTTTTTGTTTAAATATGGTTCTTATACTGTTTTATTGTATCACATTTTGTCAATAGGATAATATGTACAAGCATGAGGTCATAGAAGTGTGAAATGCAATACAAGTTTGAAACTTATATATTAGTTCATTGTATACACAGGTCCAACAGGTCTAAGAATATTTTCTCTTTACATTATCATAGTATGATTGCGTCCTTGCTGCGGTGTCCTTCATCATCTGTTCGGACGTGTGAGCATAGACGTTCAACGTGAAGCTCGCAGTGGCGTGTCCCATGAAGTCCTGCACACTTTTGATGTCCGCACCGCTGGCAATCATCACTGTGGCCGCTGTGTGTCGCAGATCATGCACACGAGCATCCGGGCGTCCGATGCTTGCAGCGATTTTCTTAAAATATTTGTAGAAGGTATGAATGGCAAGATGCGCACCCATTTCATCGGTAAAGACAAGGTTGTCGCTGTTCTTCCAGAGCTTACCGCCTTTGAGCTTGTTTTGCGCCTGCCGACGCTTTTCATCCCGAAGATATTCAAAGCAGAGCGGGGGCGGCTCGATCGTGCGCGGCTTGCCGCTCTTGGTGGTGTCGGCAATGTAGTAAGCGCCGTTCTTTTTCTTCTCACGCTGTAGCTGCTGACTGACGGTGATACGCCCTTTTTCAAAGTCGACCTGTGACCACGGGAGACCGAGCAATTCTCCCTCACGCAGACCGGCAAGCAGACAGACGGCAAGCGCGTTTCGATAAGGACTGTCCTCGATTGCTTCAAGGAACTTCGGAATGTCCTCATCACGCAGCGGCGCTATTTCGCGCTGTACCACCTTCGGCTGCTCTGCGGCGTCACAGGGGTTACTTACAATGATCCCCTGTTTCAATGCAACAGAGAGCGCCTTATGCAGTACGGCAGCGCAGTTCTTGACGGTCTTTCCGCTCAGCCCCTTCTTGGTCATGGCGTTATAAACCTTCTGGACGTGTGCGCCGCGCAGAGCTTGCAGCTCGATAGCGCCGATCTGAGGCTTGATGTAATTCTTTATACAAGCCTGATAGTGGAGGTATGTTGTCGGTTTGATCTTATTGGCGGCAAAGGTATCGAGCCATTCGTCAAGCCATTGCGCGACTGTCGTTTTTTGCGGTGTCAGATATGTACCGCGGTCGATTTCACGGAGAATGGCCGTCATCTGCTTGCGCACGGCGGCTTGCGTCTCACCGTAGATGCTGCGGCGGATCGGCTTTCCTGTGCCTGGGTCATTGCCGACGGTCACACGGGCTTCCCATCGACCGTCAGGCCGCTGCCGGATGCTACCGGCACCCGACGCGGCGCGCGTATTTGCTTTTCTTGGCATTGATTTTTCCTCCTGCATTTGTTATGATTGGAGGGCAGTAGGCTTTCCGTTTGCTGCCCCTTATAACCGTCCTCGGTGCTGCAACACCGAGGGCGGTTTTTTACTTTTGGCTTGACTGTAGTTCTTCAATACGTTTTAGATATTTTTCAAACTCGTTTTTTCGTGCAGTGAGATAAGCATTTGTGTCTGCAATTTTTAAGTCATCTGAATAAAGATGGGCAAATTCCTCCACGGCCTTATTAAAAGATTTTTCAAAGCTGCTCATTGCCCGCCATCGGTGAAAATTCGTTTCATCCGTTACAATATCTGAGCCTAATTTTGATTGAAGAGAATTAACTTGAATTATATTTTTGACACTATTGCGCATCTGAACGGCCCAAAAAGTAACATAGCTTTCCTTTATTAAGAAATCTTCAAAGGCGAATATATCGCGCCGTTTTGACTGGCTGTGGTCAAATCGTAGCGACTCGATAGCATCTGAGGATAAACCAGTTGTCTTACAAGCAACTTGTATATCCTCATTTGCTGTTTTAGCGTCAGATCGACCAAGCAAATAGTCAGTCGATACACCATAAAAACTAGAAAGACAGTTTAAGTATTCGACATTCATTTTTAAGTTAGTGCCAAACTTAGAATGATTGACATCGCTTACTTCATAGTTCATTAGGCTGTCTCTACTGATTTCAACCCCGTATATTTCTTTTAGTTTCTCTTTTAGCTTTTCATGGGACATTTTTTTCCCATTTAAAGGAGTTTCTTCTCTTAAGGCTTTTAGGCGCTTTCCCATCTTTACAGATTGTTCTTCCCTAGTCATATCAGGCCTCCTACAGGTATGAGCAAAATCAACTATTGCAAAAATAAGTAGATTAAATTTTACTTACATCGACTTGAAAAAATTGAAGCGAATTTGTAGAATTAAATCATCATCAAGGCGATGATAGCAGATTTAATTCAATAAGTCAAGTAGGAGGATAGCTAAATGGAAAATTTATCTTTGCGGCAGCGAGCAAAAAGCGCGGGAATCCCATTGTGGAAGATCGCGTCGTGTATTGGCATCAGCGAACCAACTATTACTCGTTGGCTGCGAGTTCCTCTTTCCTGTAGCAAGGAGAAGCTTATTCTTGAAGCTATCTCTAAGTTGGAGAAGGAGGCGGAATGATGGAAATCTTGGCATATACGCCCACTACGCTAGCCGAGGCAATGCACGCCAGCCGTCCAACAGTCTATCGATGGATGAGGATCCCCGGATTTCCCGTTGTACGATTAGGCGGTTGTGTGCGGATTCCTGTGAAAGCATTTGAGCAGTGGCTCAATGAACAGGCGGGGGTGATAGACAGTGCTCAGTAAACCACGAGAAAAAGCCCCTGCCGGTGCTGGAACACCGACAAGGGCAGAGGGAAAAGGTTTGGCGACCACATTTCCCTATCCGGATCATAGCACAGTGACACGGGAAAAGCTACTTATTTCTGATATGCTCCATGAGGGCGCAGAGAATGGCCTGACGCTCACAGAATTAGTCCAGCTTACGGGTGAGGATGAACGGTCGATCCGCCGCCGCATTCAGCGGGAACGAAAGGCCGGGAAGCTGATCCTGTCCGACAATCAGTCTGGCTATTTTCTTCCCGCGACCGAGGACGAAGTCAAGCGCTTCATCCGGTCTATGTCTCGTCGCGCTCGTGAAATCAGCGCTGTCGCCGTCGTTGCGGAGGATGCGCTCGCACGGATGACGGGTCAGGAATCTTTGGGGGGTTGGTAATGGCGAAACGGAGGATGTTTTCGCTCGATGTGATTGATACAGATTCGTTTCTCGACCTTCCGGCAAGTTCACAAAGCCTTTATTTTCACCTCGGCATGAGAGCAGACGATGACGGTTTTGTTTCATCACCCAAACGGATTACGGCAATGGTCGGCGCTGCTGGAGACGATTTGAAACTGCTGATTGCGAAGGGCTTTGTTATCCCGTTTGAATCCGGTGTGTGCGTAATTCGAGACTGGCGAGTGAACAATTATATTCAACGTGATCGCTACACACCATCCATTTACACCGAAGAAAAGCAGCGCCTATCTATCGCTGAAAATGGACGATACAGTTATATGGATACGCAATGTATACAAGATGTATCCAAATCGGATACACAGGTTAGGGAAGAGTTAGGAGAGATAAGGAAAGAAATAGCAGAGAATAAGGCGGCTACGCCGCCACGCTCTCGCTTTATTCCTCCTTCCCTTGAGGAAGTACAGGCATATTGCTCGGAACGGCAAAACAGTGTAGACGCAGCACACTTCCTTGACTACTATGCCACAAATGGTTGGGTGCAAGGGAAAGGAAAGCCTATCAAGGATTGGAAAGCTTGCGTCAGGACTTGGGAGCGTCAAAGCTACGGCGGAGAACAATCTGATGCAGTTCCCAAGCCTCGCCAATTCGACGCGGCGACAGGCACATGGAGGTGACGCATGAACTCCATAATGAACGAGTACGGGGTCATCGGCTCATTGCTGATCGATTCATCGCTGTTCCCGGAAGCGGCAGGATTGCCAGATCAAGCATTTTCCTCTCCTGCGCTGCAAGAGGTGTTTCGCACGATGCGGCGTCAGTACGAGGGGAGGGGCGGATTTGACGCCCTGACCGTCAGTGTCGAAGCCCGGCGCAACTGCCCGGAGGTGACGGACGAGCTGCTTGCGCAGATGATGGACATTACACCGACAACAGCAAACCTCGACGCTTACATAGCGGCGGTCAAAGAAGAATTCCTTGCCCGCTCGCTGCGAGAAATAGGCGCAGGATTGATGGAAGCTGAGCAAGCACCGTTAGAAGCACTTGGACGGGTGCAGGATGCATTACAGCGATTAACCGAGGAAAACACACGCGGCGATACAGACACGCTCACAGATGCGCTTGTGCGGCTTGGGAACCGTGTCGCAGAACAGGTTAACGGGAAAGCCCCGTGCGTCCCGTCCGGCCTGATGAGTTTTGACAAGCTGCTCGGCGGTGGCTTCATTAACGGCGGGTTACACGTCATCGGTGCAAGACCGGCGGTCGGTAAATCAGCGGTGGCATTGCAGCTTGCACTTAATGCGGCGAGGAATGGCGTGAAGGTGCTTTACTGCTCACTCGAAATGAGCGCGGAAGATTGCTCCGCTCGACTTGTAGGGAATCTTGGCGGCGTATCCTCGTCACGGTTGATGTTCGGCGGGAAGCTGACGGATCGCGAGTATGAGCAATACGCGCAGGGCACCAACGATCTTTCCGTACTGCCAATCGTGTTCAATCGGCGTTCCGGCATGAACGTCCGGCAGGTAGAGGCGTTGGCCTACCGCGAAAAGCCGGGGTTGCTGATCCTCGACCACCTCGGACTGCTTGAACCGCCGGAAACGCGGCTTTCGCTTTACGAAGCGACCACAAGAAACAGCAGAGCCTTGAAGCTGCTTGCGATGAGGCTGAACATTCCTGTTTTGTGCTTGTGTCAGCTCAACCGCGCGGCGGCCTCTGACCGTTCCGGCAGCTTTCGGGCCACGATGGCAAATTTACGCGAGAGCGGCGCTATCGAGCAGGACGCGGATACGGTGACGCTGCTGCATA